AACATAGAGCCAACCAAGAAGCCTACCATACTTCCCAACGCCACCCTTGAGTTCAGTTCTAATAGTGAGTTCTTCATCTCCTTTAATAGTCTGATTGAGTTTATCTTTCATCCAATTAGTAGCATCTATCCCCAACTCTTTCTCTTCTAGATCCCTAGTTCTCTTCTCTGGAGTGTCTACACCCGCAATTCTTACCCGTTCTTTTTTGTATAAATCGAATCCAAGATCTATCAGAACATCTATCGTATCTCCGTCCAACACTTTTACGATTTTCGTCACTCGGAAGTTGTAACAACTCTTCCTTGACGGGGGTGTCATTGCTCCCATCTTCTTCCTCCCATAGGTCTAGTGATTTATTTATAGATTCTTCTGGTGGCGTTCTCGTTTTCTCTGCTTCATGATCTCTTATTTTTTGTATCCATTCACCAGCAGTCCAACTAGCTTCTGCCTTAGGTGCAAAATATCCTGCCCCAATAAAAGCAACCGCCACAGATCCAAACAGACCTATAGCGGCTACTACTTTCTCATT